ACCTAAAGAAGTTAAAGAACAAAAAACTTTTAAAGGATTTGCAGAAGGGAGAAGCAAATGAGTTACAAGCAAACTCTTTGGAAAGAGGTTAAAGATTTAATTAACCCTAAGATATTAAAGAAACAAAATCGTTTCAAAAAGTGGGAGTATGGTTACAACTCTGATTATGATTTTATAGTAATAAGTAAAACTGGACAAATTGGACAAATCATTGAAATACAAAATCTCAGGATTGCTTTACCAGCAGAACATGAATCGTATAAACGAGGCAAAAACGAAGCTGAACAGAAATGGGAAAAAGCGGAGTATCCAAAAGAATTAAGTAGAATTAAATCCAGATTTGACTGGGAAGATTATGACACTGAATTTAAAGAAAAGTGGTATGATTATATTGATAAAGAATTTACAAGAAGAGATCGAGGATTTTGGTTCTACAATAAAGGTGTACCTACTTATATTACTGGTACTCATTATATGTACTTGCAATGGTCAAAGATTGACGTTGGAGCACCTGACTATAGAGAAGCAAATAGACTATTCTTTATATTTTGGGAAGCATGCAAGGCAGATAACAGATGTTACGGTATGTGCTATCTTAAAAACAGAAGGTCTGGATTTTCATTTATGTCCTCAGCAGAGCTTGTCAATCAAGCGACGATATCCAGTGACGCCAGATTCGGTATATTATCTAAATCTGGATCAGATGCTAAGAAAATGTTCACAGATAAAGTCGTACCAATATCCGTTAACTATCCGTTTTTCTTCAAGCCGATCCAAGACGGTATGGATCGTCCTAAAACAGAACTGGCGTATAGGGTTCCAGCTTCAAAATTTACTAGAAGAAAGCTTGAGAGTAATGAGCAATTAAAAGAACTTGATGGACTTGATACAACTATTGACTGGAAAAATACTGGTGACAACTCTTACGATGGTGAGAAATTAAAAATATTAGCACACGACGAAAGCGGAAAATGGGAAAGACCGGACAACATATTAAACAATTGGCGAGTTACAAAAACAACACTAAGGCTAGGATCAAGAATCGTAGGCAAGTGTATGATGGGCTCAACTTCAAACGCATTAGATAAGGGTGGAAGCAATTTCAAAAAATTATACTATAATTCAGACGTTACAAAAAGAAATCGTAACGGACAAACTTCTTCTGGACTCTATTCTTTGTTCGTCCCTATGGAATGGAACTACGAAGGATTCATGGATTCTTACGGATCACCTGTTTTCTTTAGAGAAAAAAATCCAGTCAAAGGAGTTGACGGTTACGACATTACAACAGGCGTTATTGAGCACTGGGAAAATGAAGTTGAAGGATTAAAAAGTGATCAAGACAGTTTAAATGAATACTATAGGCAATTTCCAAGAACAGAACAACACGCATTTAGAGATGAGTCTAAACAAAGTTTATTTAATCTAACTAGAATATATCAACAGATAGATTATAACGCAGAGTTTAATAACTCTACTAGTGTCACAAGAGGTAAGTTTATATGGAAAAATGGTATAAAAGATACAAGTGTTCAATTTGTACCAGATAAAAATGGTAGATTTTTAATATCTTGGGTGCCACCATTAAGTTTACAAAACAGAATAATATTAAAAAACGGTGTTAAACATCCTGCTAACGAACATATTGGAGCTTTTGGCTGTGATAGTTATGACATTAGTGGTACTGTTGATGGTAAAGGCTCTAATGGAGCTTTACATGGATTAACTAAATTTTCTATGGAAGATGTACCACCTAATCATTTTTTTTTAGAATATATAGCTAGGCCTCAAACTGCTGAGATATTCTTTGAAGATGTACTTATGGCTTGCATTTTTTATGGTATGCCTATATTGTGTGAAAACAATAAACCAAGATTATTGTATTACTTCAAAAGAAGAGGTTATAGAGGTTTTTCAATGAATCGTCCTGATAAGATCTGGAATAAGCTTTCTGTAACTGAAAAAGAAATAGGTGGAATACCTAATTCAAGTGAAGATATTAAACAAGCACATGCTGCAGCTATAGAATCTTACATAGAAGAATATGTAGGATTAAACAATGAAGATTATGGAGATATGTATCTTCAAAAAACATTAGAAGATTGGGCTATATTTAACATAAATAATAGAACTAAACACGATGCTACGATAAGCTCTGGTTTAGCCATTATGGCTTGTAACAAAAATAGATACAAACCTATACATGATTTAAAAAGAAAACCTGTTTATCTTGGTTTTAAAAGATATAACAATGATGGTGGTATTTCAAAAATAATAAAATAACTACATGCAAATTTACACTAATAATAACAGTTCTTTTCCAAACCAGGTGGTACCTGATTCAGAAAAAGCTACAATGGAATATGGGGTAGCTGTAGGTAGAGCTATAGAAGGAGAGTGGTTTAGAAATTATAGAGGAGCTTCTACAGTACCAGGTTATGCTGTTAATTACCAAGAGTATCACAACTTAAGATTATACGCGAGAGGAGAGCAGTCGGTTCAAAAATATAAAGATGAATTAGCTATTGATGGAGATCTTTCATACTTGAACTTAGATTGGAAACCCGTACCTGTTGTTCCTAAATTTGTAGATATAGTTGTAAACGGAATATCAGAAAAAAATTACGAAATAAGCGCTTTTGCTCAAGATCCATTATGCGCAAGACAAAGAACAGATTATGCTACTGGATTACTAACAGATATTAACGCTAAAAATTTTTTACAAGAAGTAGAAAAACTAACAGGAGTTAATGCATATAATTCTCCTGATCCAGATAACGCTCCTCAAAACAAAGAAGAATTAGAGGTTCATTTACAAATGAATTTTAAGCAATCAGTAGAAGTAGCAGAGGAAGAAGTTATAAATCAAGTGTTAGAGAAGAATAAGTTTGATTTAATTAGAAGAAGATTTAATTACGATTTAACAGTTCTAGGCATTGGAGCAGTTAAAACAAGTTGGAATAGAGCTGAAGGTGTTACTGTAGATTATGTAGATCCAGCTGCTTTAGTATATTCATATACTGAAGATCCTAATTTTGAAGATTTATATTATGTAGGAGAAGTTAAGTCTGTTTCTATACAAGATGTCAAAACTCAGTTTCCTAAATTAACAGAGGAAGAAATGGAAACTATACAAAAGTATCCAGGCAACGCTGATTATTTAAGAAATTACAGTGGAAGAAATGATAATTTAACGGTTCAAGTATTGTATTTTGAATACAAAACTTACTCTGATCAGGTTTTTAAAATTAAAAAAAATGATTTTGGATTAGAAAAAACAATAGAAAAGCCTGATACTTTTAATCCACCAGAAAGTGAAAATTTTGAAAGAGTGTCTAGAACTATAGAAACCTTATATTCTGGAGCTAAAATACTAGGGCATCCTATGATGTTGAATTGGCAACTATCTGAAAGCATGACTAGACCCACTGCCGATACTACAAAAGTTAGAATGAATTATAATATATGTGCTCCTAGAATGTATAAAGGACGTATAGAATCTCTTGTTAGTAGAATAACTGGTTTTGCTGATATGATTCAATTAACTCATTTAAAAATACAACAAGTACTAGCAAGAGTAGTTCCAGATGGCGTATTCTTAGATGTAGATGGATTAGCAGAGGTTGATCTAGGTAACGGAACTAATTACAACGCTAGAGAAGCTTTAAATATGTATTTTCAAACTGGTAGTGTAGTTGGAAGATCTAATACTCAAGAAGGTGATCCAAACAGAGGTAAAGTTCCAATACAAGAACTACAAACAGGATCTGGTAGTTCTAAAATGCAGTCTTTAATACAGACATATCAATACTACTTACAAATGATTAGAGACGTTACTGGGCTTAATGAAGCTAGAGACGGATCTACTCCTTCTAAAAACTCTTTAGTTGGATTACAAAAATTAGCTGCTGCAAATTCTAATGTAGCTACAAGGCATATATTACAATCAAGTATGTATTTAACATTAAGATCTTGTGAAAATATATCTTTAAGAATAGCAGACTCGTTGTCATACCCATTAACAAAAGCTTCTTTAATGAATAGTATATCTACTTACAATACTGAAACATTAATGCAGCTAGCGGAGTTAAATATACATGATTTTGGAATATTTTTGCAAGTAGAGCCGGATGATGAAGAAAAAGCAAAGCTTGAAGAAAATATACAAGTAGCTCTTAAGTCTGGTCAAATATTTTTAGAAGATGCTATAGACATTAGAGAAGTTAGTAACATTCAACTAGCTAATCAATTTTTAAAATTTAGAAGAAGAAAAAAGCAAGAAGCAGATCAAAAAGCTAAACTAGCAAATATACAAGCTCAAGCTCAGGCAAATCAGCAAACAGCTGAAAAATCAGCATTAGCTGAAATGCAAAAGCAACAAGCCCTTGCTGAGACACAGATCCAAATAGAACAAGCTAAATCTCAATTTAGTATACAAAAAATGGAAATGGAAGCTGGAATAAAAAGACAAATAATGCAGCTTCAGCATACTTATGACTTAGAACTAGAAAAAAGTAAAATACAAAAAGATAAAGATAGAGAATCAGAAATAGAAGATCGAAAAGATAAAAGAACTAGAA